TAGATATCACACTGGACTCCTAAGACAAGCCAATAGAATTGTTTATGGTGATCCACGCACTGGAGAGTATGAAGGTGTAGCAGCCGCAGGAGCAGAAATCTTTATCCAACCACCTCTAATCAGAAGAATTCAACTCTCCATTGTTGTAAGACTTAACACTGGTATTGCATTTAACTCAATAGTTGAAAGTGTACGGAACAACGTATCAGCCTTGATTAACGCCACAGGTATTGGTCAAAGTATTGCCATTTCGGACATAGTTGAAACTGTAAACACAATTGATGGAGTTTTTGCTGTTTCAATCTCTTTCCCTAACTATTCTCCTACAAACGATATAATTCAGATAAACCCATCAGAGAAGCCATTAATCATTGATGCCATCTCAGATATTGTTGTGTCTAAAATAGGATTATAACATGTCAGAAATAGATAAAGCAACAAAACAATTACGCCAATACCTTAATCCTGCAATAAAAGGACCAAAAACCAATGCTGTTCTTGAGACTCTTGCTTATCCCCTATCTAATCTTGTTCATAATGCCGAGGCTGTTAATAACCAACTTTATCTGGTTACTGCTGAAGACCGTTATCTGGATCAGCTCATGTCTGCCAGAGGACTCCGACGACCAGAATCCCTAGGACTATCTGACGACATCTTTAGAATGATTGGTATCGAGGTAGGAACTAGAAAGCAGGTAAGAAGCCTTATAAACTCTCTCCTATCTATTGTCTTTGGTGATGACTACACTAGGGCTAATATTGATTCAAATTTTGCAGAGCCTTATGCCCTAGAAGATGGAGATACTCTCTTTATATCATACGACGATCAAGAGCCAATTACAATAGTTTTCTCAGCAGCACAGTTTCTAAATATTGGCAATGCAACCGCCCAGGAAGTAGCCGATGTTATCACCAAGGAAACAAGGCGATTAGGTGTAACAGGTGCAGCCGTTATTATTGAGGAAGATACTGGTAATAGGGTGAGAATTGTTTCTCAAACATCTGGACCCTCATCATCAGTAGCTATTCTCGGAGGTAAGGCTCAAAACGTCTTACAATTTGACACTGTTATCCCAATCTCTGGAGCGGTTACAACTGAATGGAGCGTACAAAGACAAGATAATGGAAATACTAGATTTACATGGGAAGGCGGTCCAAACCCAAATATTGGACAATTATCAGTTAATGATTACGCCAATATTTATGGACTAGCTTTTGACATTGCCAACAGAGGCACATATACAATTGTAACAGTTTATAGCGGAGTTGTCACTGAAGCTTATTTTGAAATACAGAATCCAGTATCAGTAGATCAAGCAGCTTTTACTCAAGGAGCTATTGACGCAATCCTATTCTTCCGTAAGTCACGGAAAACATTGAATAATAAGAAAGCTTTTGCAGCAGTTTATCAAACTGAAGCCAGAAAGTTAGAGCTTTTCCTCCCAGCAACAACCAAGGTAGTAAGAAGAGAAAATGTTGGAGCTGCATATCTCCAAGAAGATCTCCCTTCGGTTGAAGGTATAAATGGACCTTATCTTTGGGATACGACTAAGGGGTTTATTATTGGAGAGGAGCAGTGCAATACAACGCAGATAGTTAACGGATCTTCGGAGAGTATGGTTTTTGTTGACAATGCTGCTGAAATACCAGATGATCAGGGGTATTTAGTATTTGGCTTTGGAACAGCACAAGAAGAAGGTCCAATCCCATACATTGGACGACCATCCTCTAACTCTCTTATTATCAACCCAACATATAACTTTAAACACACTCATGCAATTGGAACTAATATTTCCTATGTGACACAAAAAACACCATACACACCAAGCGCCAATGGTGACGACTACGGATTTTATATAACGGACGAAATATCTGGAAGAATTTACGCAGAGGAACTTGTAGAGCTTGTAAAAGCTACAGGCATTCAACTAGTTGTAATAGTTCTCTATCCAAATGACGAAGGGTTTGGCAAGTGGGGAACAGAATCTTCGGAAATAACCACAATCTTTGGACCAGATCCAATATAAGGAATACTTATGGCATTTAGATCACTTAACGGTGCAGCAATACTTGTCAAAATCAATGGAGTGACCTATCCCCAATGTAAGGCTATACAGCTTAATATTGATTATGGAGAGGATACTATCTACGGCATTGACTCAGCGCTTCCCCAAGAAATTAGACAGACAAGAATCTCAGTACAAGGCAAAATTGATGGCATGAGAATAAAGTCTACTTCACTCATGACAGCAGGCATTATTAAGACACTTAAAAACCAACTACAAGCCGATTACATTACTATCCAAATTGTTGACAGAACTACGCAGGATGTTCTCTACTTTATTCAACAGGCAAAAGTTACAAACGAGTCTTTTAGTGTAGGTGTCAGAAAAGTGGTTGACTTCTCATTTTCCTTTAAGGGGATTATGCCATGCCAACCAGAAGATATGAGCTATTTTTAATTATACCCTTTTGGATATAATAGTCAAGTGATTTTATAGACAAAGCGAGAAAAACAATCTTTGAGTTATACTTAGGAGGTACTATGCTAACATCATTCAGTAAACAACATTTAATTAGTTTTATTTCTGACGAACAAATTGCAAATGATATTGAGAAGAGACTTCTTTTCCAAGCCTATGCAAACTATCAAGTGCCTATGGCTAAAATCAGAGAGTATTTGGAAGTAGCGATTGCAAACAAAGAGCACGGAGATTTCCTTGCAAGCACACTACAGCAAGCAGAACTTATCAAGTATGAAGAAGTAGCTGGTGTAATTCCACTAGTGCCAGAAGTACCAGCCGTAGCCGCTCAGTTTATTGGACAAGTAGCTGGAATGACTACAGATGTAACTATTGACGCAGATGTAGCCGGTATTGCTGGAAATGTAACTTTAATTGCTGACTCCATAACGGATATTGATGGGCTTATTGCTGCCTGGAACCTAGCCAATGTTGGAAACGAACTAACATTGAGTGCTGGAATCGGAACTCAAATACCTACAGCAGATATTGACCTTGCTGGTGGCGCTGATCTCATCCCAGAAGTACCAGCCTCAAATCCAACTTATGATGCAGCCGTTCTTGCTTTTAGTCAAACAGCTTTTAGTGCCAACTTTAAAGAGTGGTTGATTGTTGCCATGGCTAACAGAGAAGCCGCTTTAGAAGTAGACGCTCTACACACTGCCCTACTTGTTACAATAGCTGCTCTATAATTTATTCGGATACGAAGAGAGGGGGTGGAGTTATCCACCCTTTTTTTTGAATAAGCTGACAAATATCAGCATAAACTTGTGAGTATGGCTTGTCGCTTGTATTAACGGCTTGTAGATCAAATTGAATATTCATTGGTAGATTAACAACACGTTCTATTTTGATTAAATCGTCTTTAGATGTTAAAAACACATGTAATGATTTGTATTTTAATGTGATCTGCTCAAAAACCCTTGCAAGCTCTTCATATTTGAAATGCACCTGCTCATAGGTACTGAAAGGTAGATCCTTAGCCATTGACTGTACAAAACCACCATCAATAAAAATTATTTGAAAGTCTTCTGCGTTTCTATAGATACTTCTATATATATCTAGGGTTGTAGATAAAGAAGCCTCATCTTCAACAAAAAAAGTTTTTGTCGTAAACCCCTTAGATTGATAAAATTCCCTAAGTAGCTTTAAGTAAAGAGCTTTTTCGATACCAGAGTTGTAATTAGAGTCAATTGTAATTAAAAAACTATTCATAACTTTATATACCATAAAAAGTAATCTTAGATGTATACCCATCTAATCACGTAATCAAGTGAGAACTCCATGGCAGTAAGAAGAAGTTTTAACGCCTTAAATCAAGTCAGAGTGTCGGTGCCAGATTTTCGAGGCATTGAATCTGCTGTTAGAGCAGACTTTGACGAGTTACTATCCGGTCTTATTACAGGCGCTTCTAAACCGCTTGTCATCCGAGGATTCGAGCTAGACCCATCAGGAATCAATCAATCTGCTGAAAGTCTTGTAATGACAGTAGCGGATTCAGCTATTTTACACGGAACATCTACAACAGCAGGAACATTTTTAACAATACCATCTTCAGAAACAGCCCAAGTTCTTAACTCTAATACAAACGCCAAAGTACAAGGTTCGTTTACACCTAACTCATTGAATTATATAGGAATTGAATACGCTCGCCAAGCAGACTCCTCAACATCTATCCAGAGATATTTTTGGTCGCCTGCTACAAAATCAGAATTCATCAAAACAGCCCCTCAATCAGAACTCCTTGACTATAGAATTATTATATCACCATCATCTTTTGCTGTCAATGTCCTCCCTATTGCCGTAGTTCAAACAGATGCAGGTGGTGGTGTTGAGAGTATTGAAGATAGAAGACCAATGTTGTTTAGACTTGGCACGGCTGGCACAGCTACCCCTAACCCACAATACGAATATCCATGGACTAATCATGTAGAGGGAAGAGCTGAAAATCCTTACATCTCAACTAGTTCAACGGTTTCCCCTTTCCATGGTGGTGATAAGCAAATCAAAACCATGAAGGAAATGTTTGACGCTCTCATGACAGAGATCAAACTTATCAAAGGTCAGCCTTACTGGTACTCACCATCTACAGGTGGATCAATCTATAAACTTCGTAATGATGTCGCAAATACCCTAATAACCTCTAAGGGTTCTGTCGTACATAACCAGACAATTCCAGGAAGAATTAACTGGACAAGAGCAATTAGCCTCCTAGTTGTTGGTTCAAGGCTTGAATATGTTATAGCTGAAAATCCATCAAGTACTGACATTGTTCTAGCAGATAATCAAGTAGCATATTTAAAGTTACAAAGAGATATTGAAATAGTTCCTGAATTGATCTATGTCAATGGAAGTGCATCGGTTGTTTCGGTTGCGAATGTAACCTGGACAACTGATTTGCTTGCTGGTGATTATATCAAGCTTTCATCAGAAGATGACAACAAATACTATAAAATCCAATCAGTTACCAACGGATACACCGTTGTTCTAACCAATGCTTTCCTAGAGCCATCACAAACAGGAAAGTCAGTTTACTCATTTGGTACTTATGAAACAAATGCAGCCCCATCAACACTAAGACATGTATGGGTCAATAATAGACTAGATGTTCCAGCAAATCAAGACAATTTCTGGCTATACCTAAGACAAGATGCTGGATCTGTAAGTTATGGACAGAATAAGATCACGGCACTTGCCGATGTTGCTGGTTCGCTTCATGGCAAATCCTTTAAACTATATAGTAATGATAATATTCGACAGTATCGAATGATTTTTGATAACGGATCTGCTCCCCTAACTCCTGTTCTTTCTGATAGAGAGATTCTTGTTAAAATCCCTTTAATTAATAACTCAACAGATGCCTACATTGCTTCAACACTTGCCGATGTTATCGGAGATCAAGAAGATTTTACCACACTTGCGGTAGGAAATGAAGTAACAATTACAAACTCCTTACATGGAATTGTTGATCCAGCAGTTGATGTTGATACTGCTTTTACTTTCCTTCAAATAGCAGAGGGAGCTAAGGCAAAGGTTTACGCTAGATTCTTTGGCTCTGAGCTAGAGCAAGGTGAGACAAGACAAATATCCGATAATGATAACCTAGAACTTCTTTCCTATGTAGGTTCAAAATCTGAAGCCGATGCTTTCCCAAAATACTCATCTGCTGTAGAGAGAGTATCAGAGCAAACCTTCACGGTTACTTTCCCAGATGCCAACACTCTTTCATCCTCTGAGAGCTTTAGAGTTTACACCACACAAAACGCCAAAGTTTATCGCTTCTGGATGAGCAAAGATGGTGGTGGTTCAAATCCAGCCGGCATTAGTGAAATTCCACAGCAAGTATCTGTAATTACCGGAGACACAGCCGCTCAAGTAGCCGCTAAGTTTGCTCTAGTATTAGCTACTCTTACAGAATTCTCATTTACAGATAATCTTGATGGAACAATAACAGTTTCGCAAACAATCGGAGGCAACGCCTCTACTCCAGAAAATGTTGATGTAGCCGGACTCTCCATCACTCTAAATGCAATTGGCTCTGGTGCTCAAAACTATTTCATCCAAGACGACGAGAATCTAACAAAATCTATTAAGAAGTTAGACATAGCCATTAAAAACGTACTAGATTCAGTAGCAGAATCTAACTACGAAGAAGAATACTCAATTATAGCAGGATCTCCTTCAAATATCTATGAACTTACTGGACCAATACTAACTGGAACTACTCTTACAATGCCAGTAGATTCAGCTAATGGCGCTTTAAGACCCTACTTAGTAGGTGAGCAGCAATTAGAAATCTTCCTAAATGGAGTTTATTTAAGACAAGGTTTAGGCAATGACTGGCTAGAGGTTGGAACTGCTGGAGATGAGTCCGTGCAAATCCAACTCTTAATTGACCTAGAAATTAGAGATAAGATACAATTTAGAATTGACTCAAGTGCAGGCGGTAGTTTAGGCGGCATGTCTGGATCAGGTGAAGCCAACACAGCCTCTAACGTAGGAGCAACTGGTCACGGAGTATTCAAGACAAAAGCCGGTGTCGATCTCCAATTCAAGAAACTTGTAGCTGGTGCTGGTGTTACCATTACTACCTCTTCTGATAATCTCACAATAACATCTGCAACAACAGCGGTTTCTAACAAAAATGTAACAACTGTAGTGGCTGATTATGCAATCTTAACATCTGATGATTATATCAGA